TCTCCAGGCAAAAATTAAATGTTCAATATAAGTTAAGTCAATATCTTTTGGATGCTTTTTATTAATAAACACTATACTCTCCAATTTTTAGTTAAATAAGAAAAGCCCCTAACAAACAAAATTTTGCAAGGGGCTTAAGGGTTGGAATTATGATTATATCATTATTTTTTGTTACGCCGTATATAATTTCGTTTACGTTTTTTACGAGGTTTAGGGGCGTTTGCAACTCCAAAACTCCAATCTGCTGAAACTGTATTCTGTTTGCGTAGTCTTTTTAGTTTCCTAGGTTTTTGACTCCGTTGAAGAACTTCAGGAACAATTGTCATAATAATTTATTAGCTTTCTTATTTTCAGCAGTCTTTACTAAATCCTTAACTCTAGAAGAAGGATATTCCACAACTGGGTTATATCCTCTATTTCGAAGAGTTTCATAATAAAGAGACTGCTTTCCATATTCATCGTTCAACTTACGCTTTTCAGTAGGCGTTAGTGTATTTTCAGTGAAACCTTGAATCTCACCTCCTATATGAACTATGTCTCCATCTCCTCTCACTTTTTCTTGCTGTTCTAACTTTTGCCAGATTGAAGAACGTGGAGGACCAGCGTATCGACTAGCCATCAATACACCTAATACGTAGTTCCAGTTGATTTACTTTTTCTGGGTCCAAGTCTTCCCCTAGGACTACTAACTGCCTTACCCTGTGCTGATGTAAAATGAGCGACAGGGTCAGCACGTTGATTAACTTCAGCGCGAGTTGCTTCACGAGCTAGTTCTTCATACTGATAACGTGCTCGTTTACGAGTATCACTAAAAGTTGTGAGAACATCCTCAACAAAACCTTGGGCAACAGAACCAATTTTCATAATAGTTCCATCACCACGAATTTTCTTACGCTGAGCAATCAACTGAGCCTCAGTTAAATGAGGGGGACCTGCATAGCGTTCTTTAGCCATTTTAGCTTAATGAACCTTTAGCGGTAGTTCCGTAGCCAGGACGATAACCACTTAGCTTCTTAGCTTTTTGTGGACCTTTAGAAACTCCATCAATCGGTTCTAGACGTGCTTTACCTTTTACTTTTGGACCCGCGTTAATAAGTCCAGGCGCAGCATATAAGACTTCATTAGAATTAACTGGATGAGTTCCGCCAAGAGGTCCCTTAGAGGTCCCACCAGCAGGAGTCTTATCATAAGATCCCATAAGGTCAGTTCCAGCTCCTGGAACAGTTAGAATACGACGCGAAGGGGCATCTACTCCTTTTTTTGCCATTACTTTCTCCTTTTAATGAAAGATAAATATTATCCTTCTTACTCCCTTTATATTACAGGGATTTTGGTTGGTTGTCAAAATTTAAATTTTTAGCTTATACATAAACGATATTTAACTTCGTTTACGTTTTATTTCAGCAATTTTTGTGCTATCAGTCGTTCCATATAACATTTTATAGGCACGATCACGAATTTTTTTACGATCTGCAGCTGATAAACCTTTAGCTTTGGGTAACATCGCTAATGCACTACGAGCATGAGACTTATCGGGCATCGGAAAACGATATCGAGTCGTTCCTCCTTTAGGACCCTTAGTCTTTTGTACAATAGTCGCTGAAGATTTACGAGTTTTCGTTTTTATAGAACGACTTCCACCTGGATGTCGTTGCATAATCTTCGAAGAAGATCGCCTGCTTTTCTCAGGCATTTTACTTCTTCTTTTTAAACCCGTAAGAACCTTTAGGTTTACGAGTTCCTTTAGCTACATCACGACGTCCTTTCATAGACATCTTTTTGCCTTTCTCTTTACCACTTTTTGCACCAAGCTGTTCATCTTTTCGGTCATTATAACCTTGTTTATAACCAGCCTTATAATCTGGTGAAGTTTTTTTAGCTACCATTTATTTTCTCCTTTTTTTAGACTTTTTCTTTTTACCAGCCATCTCTAAAGCAATTGCAGTAGCTTGTTTTATACCATAACCTTCTTTACGTAATTTACTGATATTACTATAAATAGCCTGTGGATTTTTTCCTTTTTTAAGAGGCATTTTCTTTCTTCTTTCGATCTATAACTTCTTGGTTAAGACGCTTGATATCCTCTGCCCATTGTTTAGTTTCTTCATCACCAAGTACACCTAGTCTACGAGAAACTACATCAGGCAATAAACCTAGACTAGCACAGTGCATCGCATGGTTCATAGTTCCAAAGGCTGATATATTACCATTCGACATAACGTATTTGCCATCGTCTCTATAGTTGCATGTATCACTAGATGTTGAAGCTGTAACACTCCCTATAAGTATAATAGTTGCTGCAGCAGAAACTAAAAACAACGGTAATTTTCTCATTTTAATTCTTCTCATCTTTATTCTCTTCTTTTTCTTTTGGCTCTGGGTCATCACCAATAATAAATCCATATTTATTCTCTCGTAAGAAAATTCGAATCTCTGCTATTGGGCGACTCCAAGCCATATGAGATACAACATTACCCCACCCATAAGCAGATACCATACTAGGAACACCTATTAATTCATATGTTCTCCGAGGACTATATACATATAAGCTGCCACCAGAATTTCCAAAAATAATAGGGGAACTTGAAAGATATAATTCATTACCATCTTGATCCCTACCATAACCAGCTAAAAGACCCATTGTAGGAAACGGAGGTTTCCCAAGTCCTGCACCTACTGCATAAACAGTTTGAAAAATCCAAGGACCCTCATCTAATCCTTCAGGATATAGTGTTGCTACATAAGGCATTTGTCTTTCCGTGTCTTTAACTCGTAAAAGAGCTAAATCCCGACTCTTATCGTAAGCAACAATCTCTGCTATTCGTCCCATTGTACCAATAGCAGTACTAAAATTATTGTATTCCCATAAATCAATATTTACAGGTCGTCTATTCTCTGTTTCTACATGTTCTTTCAGTTCAGAGTTCCAAATTTTTGATACTTTTACATAATTTTGAATCACATGATTATTTGTGAGTACATAACTTTCATATTCTTGATCTTCATTTAATTCTGAATAAATTACAGTACCTGACCCAGTGCCTCTTTCTAACCTTACAAGTACGGTGGGATATAACATCTCCATATGTTCTTGTTCTGGTGTTATACTATTTTGCTTAGGATTAGCATAAGCTAAAGAAGTGCCTAGCATCAAAATTACAGCTAAAAACACCGTTGAAAATATTTTCATTGTTTTTCCTTCATTTGTTTTAGTCAATTATTTTGTGATAATCCATTAATCATCCGTAGTTGTACAGTCACAACAACCAGAACCAGGTACACAAGGACTGCATTCACAAGGGTCACACATACACTCAGGAATAGGACACGTTACTGAATTCTCTGACATAATAAACACCTCTTTTTTAAAAAATTTACACGCAAAATAATATATAAATTATATCTAAATTTTAGATAATAGGCAATATTTAAATTATTAAATTACAACTTACCAACCACCGCATAAATTAATTTAATTCCTAATTCATCAGAAGACTCTAAGGCTCTTCCAACTACAGCAAAGATATTTTTTGTCTCGGCTGCTATTGCAATCCCAGTCTGAGAACTTGCTACCAAACGTTGTCCTTTTAAAACTTTACCAATTACTTTTACTGGAACTTTACCTGCTAAAGCAACATAGGGATGAGTCTCGTTAGAACCACCACCTGCATTCATAGCATAAGCAGGCTGGGAAGAAATCACTCCAAAAACATCAGGGGTACTTTCACGATCAGTTTTTGTAATTTCTTTTTCTCCTCCAATCATTACAACATCCCCATCTTCTAACAACATATCAGACTCAAATCGTTCCGCCAAGTCAGCGTATAAAGCAGAAGTTGCTTGTCCATAGAAATTAGTAGCATGCATAGAACGCCATTTATTACTCGCACCTCCAACATCATAAGTAGTAGTAGCATTAGGATAAAAACCACCAGTATTAGCAGTCATTCTATGAGTTCCTCCAGCAGTAACTCCTATAGAATCAGCACCTGTTCTATACAATCCGGTATTAGTGTCACTACTAAACCCTAAAGCAGGTGCGGCAGCACTTCCATTAGCCACACGCAATTCTGCCGCAAAAGTAGCAGTTCCGCCAATATAAGCATTACTCTTAACGTCTAAATTAGCTTGAGGAACTCTTCCGTCCGTATAGCCGACTGCTAAACTTCGAGTAACAGAAACATTACCTGTTACATTTGCAGCATAAGAAATTGAAATGGGATTAGCTAGTTTAGCAGAAGTAATAGTTCCGTCGGCAGGAACACTTACATCAGCAATGGCTCCAGCAGCATTAGCTGTTCTTAAATAAAGACGATTATTAGCAGCACCAGCAGAGTTGCCAACTACACAAATTAACTCACCCTCTTCGAATGCCGTAAATTTCCCTCCAGATCCTAATGCGCCAGCAGTTGCTAAATCTTTAACAATTCTAGTTCCTATTCCAACCCTTGTAAAATTACGAATTATATGCCCAGCCTGTCCTCTAAAGTGATTACTATCTCTAATATAGAGAGCAGCATTAGCAGAATCCCTATAAAGCATTCCATCTTCAAGAGCAGTACTTCCTTCATTAACAACGTCCCCTGCCGCAGGTAATTGATTCCCATAAAAACATTTAAGCACTGCCTCAAAACTACTATTCCAATTCGTGCGTGAAACAGCCAACGTTTGAGACGCTGCTGGTAATGTAAAACTATATGATGACATTTTTTATTTTCTCCTTTTAAATTCCTACTGCTTCTACAGTAACTTTGCCTACGTTTATAAGTCGATCAGCGGCTGATTCTTGATCCTTTCCAGGATAATTAGTACTATCTACTATCGCCCCATTTGAAGCAAAATATAAATTAACATTAGCATATTGATTCGTAACATTACTCAACACAGCTATAAGACCAATTCTAGTATTACTAATAGTAGCTGTTACCGAAGGAGCATTTTTAAATTCAGTACTTATATAATTAAATCCTACTCCATCTTTACCAGCATCAACAGTTGGCCCTTTAGTAAGAATAATATCTTTTGTTTGTATAAAAGTTTGTTCTGCTAATTCAATTGTATAATTTAAAGCTTCTAAAAGATAGTTATTTTGAGCTGGATTTGCGTTTTGAACCTGTAATCTTACTTGAAAAAATCTAAATTTCTGATCACTAGCAACAGAACCCAAAAAACCACTAGCTGTATTAAAGCTTACAAAAGCATTAGTTTTTACATTACCATTTGAAGCCTGAGCAAATACAAAGTTGGTAGGGTCACTTGCCAAATGTACATTACTAGTAGCTAAACGTATATCGACGTTTTGGGTTATAACAGATGGATCACCAAAAAATGATTTAGTAGGAATATCAAGATATTGATTTAAATTAACTATTTTATAGGTAGCTGCGTTTTGAGTTACATTAGGCATTGCATTAGCTGTTATACGATAACGAGTACCTACTCCCGCAACAACTTGAGAAGTATAGACATTTCCTAATTCAAGAGCCACTGCATTTATTTTACCTGCAATTAATGCAAAAGAATTAGCATTAGCAACATCTCCAGCATGCTGCCCTGAATTCCAAATAGCATAAATATTTCCACTAAATACTTTAGCATCATTTAATGTAGAAACTGATCCTGATAGATCGGTTGAATTAGACGTTAATGTATGAGTAATAAAATTATCAAAAGCTAATGTTTCGGAACTAGATACAATATGATCACTAAGAAAGTCACCAATTCCTATGCCTCCAGATGCAGCTTTATCTATAAGAACGTTAGCTGATCTTATTCCTGGTCGTCCTTTATGTACATCACTTGTTGCCGAAACTATCTCTATACCTTGAGAACTATCCCAAGTATCTGAACTAACTACATTAGAACTTAAAGAAACTATAATTTTACCTGTTACATTAGATCCTAAATCTCGAATTTGAGCTATATACTCAGCTGCTCCTCCAAGAGCAATACGATCATGAGCATCACCAGTTTCACTCCAACCACTTGCTGTTCCATTAGAATTATCTATTTTTGTACTGGGCGTTTGAGCAGTAATCGTAGCATCTCGAAGTAATCTATCTGCATAAACTAATCCATCTCTATTTCCCGTATCACTCGGAAAATTAGTCTCTGCAGAATTAGAATTTGTAACTGCTGCTCCCAACTTAGTATTAGCAAATGGTTTATTAGGAGAACTTTCACTATAAGCTTTGTAAACATCTTGTGATTGTGAGCGACGAGCTTGAAATTGGTAACCAGTATAATCAGCACTTGCATTTCTACTTGTATCTACTGTACGAATTATATAAGTACCCATTTCATAATCAGGTACAGGAATAGTTACATTAGTAGCAGGAGCAGATACTAAAGCTACTTCACGCGCACGTCCAAATGCAGCGGACAAGTCGCTCTGACTATCTACATCTATTTTCTCTGTTAGTCTTCTGATTTCAATATGTTCTAAATCCAAATCTTGAAGAATAGGTGCTCCATCGGTTCCCACCGTTACTGGTAGGGTCCAATTCATCACTATATTATTATCATTTTGTCCAACAATAAAACTTAATACGTTAGAAGGTTGTTCAGTTTTACCTATAATTTGTTGACTAACTTCATGAGAAATACCTCTAACGTCTTTATTTAAAGGAGTAACTCTAACTAAGAGAGTAATTTGTCCTTGAACTATTCGATCAATGTTTTGTAAAGTAAATCTTATTACTCCATCCTCTGCACCTTCTTGATTAACTTTAACGGTATTAAAAGAAGTTAACGGTAATAATTGATTAACATTACCGATAATTTGAGCAGTTCCAGAAACCCTATAAGAAATTTCATAGTCAGTTACTGATTGATTCTCAATAATATCAAAAGAAATGGTTGCACGAGTAGAAATACCTCTTGTCGTATCAAGATATAAACTTTCTGTAATAGAAAGATTTTGAACTCTCTGAATTGGTATCTGTCTAACAACAACTGATTGACTTGTATAAGGACTAAATCTTCCTGCAGAATTTTTATTTCGGGCTCTTACCGCATTTAAACCTATAGGAACATTAGGAATAATTTTTCGAGAAGGTTGACCAAAGAAATATTGTTCATACTCAAGTCTACTTGCTAATTGATAAATTTGATTATTAGCCAAATTCCAATTACCTGGATGAGATGTAGCATTATAATCAAAAGTTAGAGTATTAGAAGTTTGAAGAACATTTCCTATAAATCCTAATGGATCATTTGTAATATTAATTAAAGTTGCTCCACCAACATTAGCTCTAAGAGGAGTACTTAGAGTAAGACGATAAACAGTATTAGCAGTAATTCTTGCATTATAATCTTCAGGAAAATGGGGGTCATAACTTACATTAGCTACAGCATAAGTATTTCCTGTAAATAATGTTACATTATCGCCTTTTTCAATCGCAGGAACAGTATAGTAAGTAGCCTCAGTACGGGATCTTTGAGGGTTATTAACACTGTCAAAATCAAAATTAAGATTATTACTATCAGCTGTAAAAGAATAATCAGAATCAGTTATTAAAATTCCATCAATATAAAATTTGATAAAATTCTTATCCTTAACATTAATTCCAAGTGGTAAAGTTTTATTTCCAGTAAATCCTTTAACATTATTGTCAAGAATTAAAGTCCTAGTAGACCCAGCAACATAAACATTTCCTGCTTTAACAGTATTCGGTCTCCATCCAGCTGTAGTAGTAGTAGTTGCCGCTCTTAAATGATCTTTATCAATTAATTGAGAAAAAGTAACATAAAAAGGAGCTGTTGGGATAGTAGTAGATAGAGTCTGATCTCCAGCATGTTCATTTACAATTTCTACAAAATTTTGAGATATATCATATGTTGCAATATTATAACTAAGTTCAGTACTCGTTGGTAATGCTCCTACAAAATTTTCGGGAGAAATATCTGTAGTTTTATCCTTTAAAGGAATAGTAACAAAATCAAAACCTTTTATAAATCCACTTGCTGCTTGAAAAGTAGTATCATTAACAGCTAAAACATGTTTATCAAAATTATAATCATGTAATTGATCAAAACCAACTACAGTAAATCTTAAATTTCCATTTGGTCTATCATCAGTTTGATTAACTACACTAGCAGAGTTTGCAAGTAGCGGAATGCTTCCAAACGTAGTTTGAAAACCATTTTTTCCTAATAAAATAGAGGCAAAATTATTAGAAAAATCAGATGTATTAGCTAATTTAAATTTAATATTTGCCATTAGGGAAGCACCTTAAGAATATCGGATACACTACTCGGAGTAGCATATTCATAAACTGTTTTAATTGCAATAGGATATCCTGATACATTTGTTGAATCCGAAACTTCAAGATCAGTCACTATTGTTCCATCAGGAAGATTATGAGGTTGAGCTATTAAGTTAAAGTCAGGAGTAGGAGGGGGTACCAAAGGACTAAAAGTATCTACATAACGCACCGGAGTATAATTAATGGCGGTGTCTGAATCCACAAAAACATTAGCGATATATTCTGAAGCGATAACAGTAATTCTTTCTTCTTCGTCTCTCGAAATAGTTGAAACCTTAAAAAATTTATCAGTAGTATCACGATAAAAACTATTAGGATCAACTTCTCCTAAATTCCAGGAATCACCAATTGCTGGTCGAGTATTTGAACTCCACGCAAAATTACTATTCCAAGTTTTAGTTTTCAGATCAAAATATTTAATAGCTCGAACCTCGATAAAATCAGCCCCTGTTACAACATTTGAAACTACATTAGCCGCGGCATTTCCGCTTCCACCCACAATCGTATTAGCTGCGGTATTAGATAACATATATAAACTAATATCTTCATTTCGATTACTAAAAACTCGTAATCCTACTGGTAAGGTATTAGCTGTAAAGGTAGACATAGTAATAGCGGGAACTGTAAAATGTTCCAATCTTATATTAGCATAACTAGAAGTAAGAAGGGGGTTGGTAGGTTGTGTGGCACTAGATCCTCGTAAAGTACTATTTCCGCTTACTCTTCCCCCAAATCCGTAAGATGTTCCAATCATTTTTTGTTGAACGGCAATTAAATCACCAGGAGATAGACCTATAGCTGAAGTATCTGTCTCAAATCCTATTTTTCTTCGAACAAATTTACTTGATGCTATTAGATATTGAGCATATCGCATAGCTTGACTTCTACGAGTTACGCCAGGTAACTCAATACTTTGAATATTCTCAATTTGATTTAACTCATCAACAGAAATGGGGTCATCCACTCTCATTGTTTCTCTTTTATAATGATTATTAGGATTAATATAATTTATATCTACCCCTGTAATAATATCGCTCTCACTAATACCACTAATTGTCACAGTCTCAGGTGCCATATTAGTTTCATTAAAAACCATAATAGGCACTTCATCTGGCATATCAATTTGAAGAGATAATTTTCCACCACTATAAATAATAATTGATCTTAGTGTTCCACAAATTTGATTTAATAAATCAAACGCTTGTTGTTGGTCACTTAGTAATAAATCTAATATAAATCTGCGTTCTTTTACAGCAATACCTTCATTAATTCCCAATAAAGTTTCTCTAACTGTTGCAAATTTAGTTCGGGGCTTATGTCGATAACTACCATCAGAAAATCCATCTACTCCATACCATTTTCCAGTGGTTACATCTACTCCATCACAATATTGGGCAACTTTATAAAATTGAAATTTATCAATGTTTTCTTCAGGAATTCCTAATCCATAATTAGGATTAATTAACAAATCAAAAATTATCCATGCAGGATTTTGAGTCCAAGAAAAAACAAATGTTCCGTCCCAAATCCCTTTATAAATTTGAGGGTTAGCAGCGGTAAAAGTCGTATCAGTACCTCCACTTTGTAATCTATATCCATGTGTAGTATAACCATTAACTCCAGTTTCGGGTAATTCTAATTCTCTCCAATCTATTTCTCCATTAGCTAAAATAGGCTGATCATAATTAGAAGGAACTAGTGTTAATAATCCTTTTACTACACTAGTTGCTGTGGGAACTCCGCCAACATGTTCATTATGAGCTAATAAAGCATAACCTACTGCAGATGTCCTCGGATAAGCAGTTCTTTCTTCTTTAATTTCTAGCCAATTTTGAAAAGAAACTACATCTTGAATCTTAGAAGAATCCGAATCATCAGAAGTTTTCTCAATAGTAAATTTATATCCACCCCTATTTCGATCTTCTTTCGCAATAGGATAATTTATTTGAAATTGAAAAGGTGTATTTGTTTTATTATTAAAATCTTTAGTAATTCCAGAGGTTGTTTGATTACCATTATCATCAGTAGTTTTTAATATATTAGTTCCTGTTCTATCAAATACTTTAATATTTACACCCAAATTATAGTTAAAGATACTTCCACTAGTATCCATTCTTAATAAACTTTGAATTGAAAATGTAAAAGTTATGGCACTAAAGTCATCTACACTTGTATTTTGAAGTGTTACTTTTGATTGAGGAACTCCTATAACATTACCTTTACGTAAAGTAATAGCACTTGCTAAAGATTGCGGAACAACTGTTCGAGTACCAAATACAGGCATCTCTGATTGAGTAAGAGTTCCTGTTCTTTCTAAAGTTTTAAATAAATCTGTATTAGCCGCACCATCTCCATCTAAATTAATCAGATCATCAATAGTTCCTTCATTTAATTCAATATCTTGAGGTCCTAACGGATTAATTCTATAAATAGGGCCTTCACCTAAAGCAATAGTTGTTAAAACAATATCTGTAGAAAATAAATTATTAGGTTCCTCAGTAGGAGCTGGAGCAGGTGAGCCTCCCCCTTTTCCTCCACCTTTATTATGAACTCTAAACCCATTAACAAAAAAAGTATGATAATCTTTTACAGTTAATGTATAAACTACTTCTGGTTGTAAGTGTTGAATTGATAATATTTTTTGAGGCTCATTTTTTAAATCAAGTAAATAATCACCTTTTTCAAAATCTGAAGCATAAGCATATTGGCCATTCGCTTTTAATACCCAATGATTAGGAGTAGCTATTAAACGCCCCATCCCTAACATAAATTCTAATACTTCTTGTTTACCATGAGTATAAACTTCAGTAACAGGTCTAGTTAATACTTCTCCGTCGGGAGTATAACAAAGAACATTATCACCAATCTGAAAATCTTTAATAGCCGTACTTCCTGAAGGAGTTAATACTAAAGCATCTCCTGGAAAGCATCCGCCTTTAGCTCCATGAATAGGTGGAGCTGCATTAATTGTAGTAATTTGACGTTGAGACATTTAATTAGCTCCTGGAGGAAATAACGCTGAAACTTTTATAAACTCATTTCGTCCGTGTTCAATAGTTCTAATTTCTCCACTCACAAATTGACCTCCAATACGAGTTCTTCCGTATATAATAGGAACGGGAACATTAGAATTTGTAGTATTTTGTAACCCTTGAAAAATTTTATTATCTGACCTAGCCTCCGAGTCAGTAGTTTGTGCACCTTCAACAGCAAGCTTTGGGGGTTTCATCATCATAGTCATAATACCACTTATAATCATACCAACGCCCATTTGCATTAACATACCAGCTACACTCATACCAGCAATAGTTCCTAAAGTAGAAACAGTGCCTACCGCTACTCCTACTGATCCCATTGATGTCATGCCCATAGCTAATGGAGCTGCTGCAGTTCCACCAGTAACTATAACTAAGGCTACTAAAGCAATTCCAATAATAATCATTCCCATACCACTCCCGCCACCACCTATAAAGAAGGGAACAACATAAAACTCTGTATCATCTCTATTTAACCGATTAAGAAAATATTCTTCCTGTTGTATAATCCGTTTATTTTTATTAACTAACGCAAGATTCTCTCGTCTATTTGCACCTGCTCTAATACGTCTTATATGAATTCCTAATAAGGGAAATAAAGATTCTAAACAATTTCGAATATCTACAAAATCATTTACATTAACAATATGTTCTTTGACATTAGTATATTTTTGGATTGTGGGGTGAAATTTAAGAGTAACAGCCTGAGACATTTAATTAGCTCCTGGAGGAAATAA